GACGAGATGCCGCTCGCTGCGGTGTTCCTGTTGCCCGAGACCATCGAATTCGACGAGAACGCCAATGCCGGCGAGCCGCACTTCACACACAGCGCGGTGTTTGGGTTCTCGGTCGTCATCCTCAACAACGACGACGACACGCAGGAGAACGAACTCGATGCAGCGCATTGGGCGATCTTCACCGGTCTGCTCACTGACTCATCGTTCTTTCTCACGCCGTCGCCATACCCGACGAGCGAGCCGATCCAGATCGAGGGCGTGACCCGCGTCACGCGCCAGCATGTTTACGGCACCATCGGCAAGAGCGAGACGCCGATCGCCGAGCTGCGCATGCAAATGACGATCACGTTCCGCAGCGTTTGGCCACCAATCGTCAAGGACGACCTCAAGGTCATCCACGTCAAGACCGCGTTCCCGATCGAGGGCGACACAGCGTCGACGATCCAAGTCGAGAGCGAATACGACATCCCGCAGAACTAGGAGCGAGAGATGCACAATTTGAGAGGCCCGGTGAAGCCGCGTCCCCCGAGGCCGCAAACCACACGCCCCGTTGGAACGCCGCCGAAGGTTATCAGGGTGTGGGCGGCAAACGAGGACATCCGCCGCATCATGCGGCATCCGACCGGCGTCCGCTTCCAGCACGACATCAACCAGTCCGTCGGCTGGCCCGAAGATGCCTTCACGCTCCGCCGCTTGCGCGACGGCAGTGTGCTCGACCATCCACCTGGCGAGAAGGAACCAGAGCCCGAGCCGGTGGCACCATCACCACGCGGTGGCCCCGGCACCGCCGCAGCCAGGCCCGAGAAGAAATAAACGGTCATCTTTGGGCACGACCGCTCGGCCCGTCGTGAGACGCGCCAATCCGAAACATGGAGCCCCTTAAGGGTATGGAGAACGAAACATGCCTATTAGCTTCGACCAAATCCCGGCCAATTTTCGCCTTCCGCTCTACTGGGTGGAAACCGATCCTTCACAAGCTGGCTTGCCTATCAATAAAAACCCAGCGCTGTTGATCGGGGTCATGGCCACGGGGGCGCCTGGTGTGCCTGATGTTCCGACGCCGATCGGCTCGATCGCCCAGGTGCAGCATCTCTACGGCATCGGATCGCAGCTTGCGAACATGGCGGTCGCGTTCTTCAACAATAACTTCTCGCAGGAGACGTTCGCGATCGGCGTCAGCGAGGCGGCGGCAGGCACGGCTGCGACGGGTGCGATCACGATCACCGGCACGGCGACCGATGCGGGCACGCTGTTCCTCTACATCGCTGGCCACGAGGTGCAGGTCGGTGTGAGTTCCGGCGATACCGCGACCAACGTTGCGACCAACGTCGCGGCGGCGGTCAATGCTCTGCCGACGCTGCCGGTCACGGCGGTTGCCGCAGCGGGCGTTGCCACGGTTACCTGTAATTGGAAGGGCACCACCGGCAACGACATCGATGTACGGGACAGTTACTACGGCACGCTCGGCGGCGAGACCGTGCCGCCTGGGCTGGTGATCACCTATCCGGCCAACAACAAGCTTACGGGCGGCGCCGGTGTACCGATCTTCACCAATGCGGTCACCAACATGGGAGAGCAGGAATTCGATTACATCGCTTTCCCGTTCACCGATTCGAACAGTCTGCTGCTGCTCGAAACCGAGCTGGGCTTCACCGCGACCGGTCGCTGGGGGTTCATGCGGCAGCTCTACGGCCAGCTCATGACCGCAAAGAGAGACACCTACGCTAACCTACTGACGTGGGGCCCGACGCGCAATGCGCCGACGACCGCCGTGTGGGCGATCGAGGAAGCGGCGCCCTCGCCGATCTGGGAATGGGTCGGCGCCATCACGGCGATGACGGCCCGAGCCTTCACCAACGATCCCGCACGACCGCTGCAGACTCTGACGTTGACCGGGATACTCCCGGCGCCGCTGCATCAGCGCTGGAACATGGACGAGCAGCAAAGCTTTGCCCTCAACGGTCTCGCAACGCAGAAAACCGGGCCCGGCAATATCGTCCAAATCATGCGGGATACGACGACGTACCAGTTCAATCTCTATGGCCAGAGCGACGATGCTTACGAGCTGATGACCACCTTGGCCACGCTTTCGACCCTGTTCCGCAATCAAAGGCAGGCGATAACCTCGAAATTCCCGCGTTCAAAACTTGCGAATGACGGGACTCGCTTCGGCGTTGGCCAAAAAATTGTGACGCCTAAAATCATAGCCGCCGAGCTTATCGCCGAATACCGGGCTGATGAATTCAACGGCCTGGTCGAGAATGCCAGGGCCTTTGCGGAGAACCTTATCGTCGAAAGAGACCCCAATGATCCGAATCGGGTGAACGTGCTCTATCCGCCCGACCTCGTGAATCAGCTCCGCGTGTTCGCAGTTTTGGCCCAGTTCAGGCTGCAGTACGACCGGGGCATCGATACGGCAGTAGCCGCATAAGACCACCTCGTCGCTCTGGCCAAAGGTGGAACGAATTGGCCAGAGAATATCGTTGCATCATGCGCCACTTGTAATCACCGCAAGGGCGTGAAAATGCCGGATGAGTTCCGGCTGTACCTAAAAGGAGAGTTAAATGGCGCAACGCATTGCAGGTATTGCGTTTTTGAAAGTTGACGGAAACCAGTTTCCCTTACGCGGGAACTTCACTGTTTCGCCGTCGCCTTTGGAGCGGGCGATGATAGCGGGGCAGGACTATGTGCATGGGTATTCTGAGCTTCCCAGAGTACCTTATATCGAAGGTGATGTAAGCTTAGACCCGTCTTTGAGTACGACGGATACCGAGCTTATTACCAATGCGACGGTTACCGCCGAGCTGGCTAACGGCAAGGTCTACGTGCTGCGCCAGGCGGTGTGCAAGGCCGCATTCGATCTCAACGCGCATGATGGTCTGGTGCGGGTTCGGTTCGAGGGTATCTCATGCGACGAGGTCGGCCCGTAACAGGCTGACCTCTGACGGAGGGAAACATGGTTGAGAAAGAACACAGGAAAGCTGACGGCGCGACAGAAGAGGTCAACGGGGCGGCGACACCGCTCTCGCTGGTGGTCAAGCTGCGTCATCCGATCAAGGCGCATGGCGAGGACCTGGACGAGCTGAAGCTCCGCGAGCCGACGGCCGACGATCTGGAAAAGATCGGCAACCCGGTGATCACCAAGCCGTTTCACGAGGGCGAGCCCGAGATCACGTTCGACGAGCAGAAACTCACGATCATGATCTCGACGCTGGCGGCGATCCCGCCGAGTTCGGTGAAGCAGTTGCACCTGAAGGATCGCGGGAAGACGGGATGGCTGCTTGCGGCCAATTTTTTTATGCCGGACTTGTGGAGCAATTGACGCTCAATTGCTACCGGCTCGCCAAGTTCTACGGGCTTAATCCCGATCACTTCCTGGCAATGCCGGTGTCGAAGATACGCCGGCACATGCTGTGGACGGAAAAGCTGATCGAGCGCATGGCGGCTGAGCAGGAGGACGCGGCCGATGGCCGATTCTGATACCCTTCGGATGACCGCCTCGACGGTCGACAAGTCGTCGGCGGTCTGGAAGGCCATTGCGAAGGAGATCAATCAGGTCGCCAATTCCGGGCGTATGGCCGAGAGCGCGCTGGCCGGGTTTGTGGGTGGGTTTGCGCGCGGTGCATTCGACGAAGTCGTCAAGGGCATCGGCGGCATCGGCGATGCGATCAAGCGGCTCGGCTCGTCCGCCATCGAGATGAAATACTTGATGGACGAAACGAGGCTCACGCAGCGGCAGATTATGGCATTCAAGTATGCGGCCGAGCGGGTTGGCGTTTCGAACTGGCAAGAGGTTTTGAAGCACATCACCGGAACGTTCATCGACATGCGCCGGTTTGGTATGGACCCAACGTATGAGGCATTGACGAAATTAGGCGCCGGGGACATTGCCGAAACGATACGGAAGAAGGCCGGTGCCGGCGATATGATGGGCGCGCTTCGCGGTGCATTCAAACTGATGAAGAGATACAGCCCGGATCAGCGACGAGATTTTGCGCGGATACTGGGCATCCCCGAGCGCCTGCAGGACATCGACCTCGATCTCGAAGGGAATCTCGATCTTGTCCTGCAAAACCTCGAAGCGGCGCAGAAGTTTTACGAGGCCTGGGTCGATATCGGGTTCAAGCTTAGCAATATCGGTACGATGCTCGGCAATACGCTGATGGGGCCGTTGTCGGAAATTGCCGACGAGTTCGATGCATTCCTCAACAGGGAGGACAGCGAGAAGGTTCTCACTGGCATCATCAACGACATCCGCGACGCGCTGGAGTCGGTCGATTGGAATCGCGTTGGTGAAGGGTTGGTGTCCGTCGGCAAGGGGTTTTTCTATCTCGGCGAGGGCATGTATTACGTGGCGAAGGCGGTCATGATGTTGCCGCCGCCACTGCTGGGCATGCTGATCGGCGCGCGGGTTGGTGGCAAGTATGGCGGCCGGGTTGGAGCCGTCGTGGGCGGTGTTGCGGGGCTCGGAGGCGGGTTGATCGCTGGGGCCCCGAAGATAGCGCCGCCGGAACAGGGGCCGCCCATTCCGCCAGAGTTGAAGGGTGGGCTAAGAGGAGGCGGCGGCGAGTACGAGAAGCGGTTGCTGCGCTCCGAGCAACTGCACCTCGACGAGCTGAAGGAGAGGCTTGAGAGGACGCAGGACGCCGACAGGCGTCAGCGGATGAATCGGCAGATCGAGGAGACCTCCAAGACAATCGACAAGCTGCGGCAGACGCTCAAGGAGATGGGCGAGCTGACCGACGAGCACGGTGGGCTCAGCCCGATACTCTTTCGACCGGGCATGGCCGGCTTTGGTGGCGGTGGCGGTCGAGGCTATGGCGGTGGGAT